CGCCCGGTTTGCCTTCCGGATTGTCCTTCTGCGCAATGAAGAAAGAACCCGCCCAGGTTACGCCATCACCTTTTACATACTCGGCGGAACCCTCTTTAAAAACGCCACGGTCAATCACGATGGGTAACGTGAAGGGGAATTCTTTTACCCGATCGCCGTGGCTAAACTTGATAGTGAGTCCTCGCTCGCCATCGTAATCTACTGACATGTCGTCAAAGCCGAAGCCATCCACCCCATCTTTAGGGGTTGGGATTTTGTCAACCGCTTTTTGGAAAAGGTCTTGCGCGCGGCGCTCGAAGTCCAGTGCCCACTCAGCCTGCATCTTTTGCAGCAGAGGGATGATGTCTTCTATCGTGATGCTCTTGCCATCTTCTGGTTGCCGAATTTGCGCAAGGACTTCTTTGACTACAGATTCTTGGTCGAGCGGTTCGGCGTCCTTGCCCTTTTCGGGCGTAGGTATTTGCGCGAGAACTTCCTTGATCACCTCAGCCTGATCGATGGGCTCGGCGTCCTTACCTGGCTCGCCGTCCTTCGGTACCGGGATGAGTGCGGCGGCTGCTTTTGCAATCGCCCCTACGTCAGGAGCGATAGGTTCGGGGATCGCCTTAATCATGCTCTCCGCATCGAGTAAGCGCTGGTCGAAAGGTTCGAGCGCCTTTGCGACGTAGGCCTTGACTTGCTGAATAACCAGCTCGGCCATCTCTTTAGCTGTTGGCATCGGATAGCCCTTTGGTCAAAGTTTCCATGAATTCTTGCATTTGTTTGGCGGCTTCGTCTTCTCGATTTGGTACTTCCTCGACTACCGGCGCGGCCACTGGCGCAGGAGGTTCGATCTTGTTCAAGCGTACCTGATCGAGAGGGAAATCTTGCTGCTGCATGTAGACGGTATCGCCACCAACCAAAGGCGGTTTGTTGAGTGCACGACGGCTCTCGTTCGGGGTATTGATCGCGCCCGATGTGAGTTTGATCTGAACATCCGCGAAGGTAGCCGGGTCCATACGCAGCAACGTATCCGTATCTAGTTCGGTACGACGATCCGCGCCGTCCAACTTCAAGGCGTCATCCTGACAGCGCTCCATCTCTTCGATGGGAGTATGCAAGGCGTTGTTGTAGTACAGCAGCTCCATATCCGGCACCTTCATGCCGGCAGGGATCGTGCCCAGGCCGATCTTGAAGGGCGGCACTCCATAAACGGAGCAAATCATCTCCGCATTAAATTTCAATTGCTCAATGAGTTGCGCGTCCCGGTAGTTCATGCGCATGGCTTCGAACTTCAAGCCGTCGCCGAGTACGGCGATTTTGCCTGCGTTGGCACCTTGGTAGTTCGCATTCCAACCTGCTTTCAATTCTTTCGCCGTTTCGTCGCTGATCGCGCCGGGTGCGGTCAAGACGCCGCCAGGATTCGCGCCATTGGAAAAGAACAAAGCCGAGTCTTCCTGCATCTTCAAGCCCAGCGCAGCACTCGCGCCGCATGCGAACAGGGGCGACGTACCTACCAGCGGATGATAGAGGCAGTTCATCCGGTCGTGGATGATCTCACTGGCTGGGATGGCTACCTGCGATTCGGTAATGCCGGTGAGGTTGTCTGTCTGGAATTGATAGAACACCGATCCGTCGGGGGATACTAAAACCTGCGCGCCGCACGGGTCCAGAATATACTCGTTGACCACTTCGCCGCGATTATCGCGCCCGAGCAGCACATAGGTGTTGCCGTGGGTGAGTTTCGACATCGCCCACCACTGACGAAATTGGATATCGTTCTGGTACCGGTTAGGGCGGCGCAACACAGGGGACTTCGAAGAGATATCCACCGGGTGCCATATGCCATTACCATCAACTTCGGTTATGCGCCAAGGCATATTGCCGATGTCGTTAGCAATGCGGTTGATACAGGCGTATACCGCGAAGTGCGCGAGCACGGTTTCGCGGGACCACGTAATGTTGCGTTGCCACGCGCCGGTGAATGGCTCCCGAATAATCGGCCACCATCCTCCGCTCGATCGGGTGTCCACAGCCTGCAGCACTCCGGCCGCTTTGCGGACGGTTGCGGCTGCCCAATCGGCTATTTTCATTTAGCTTTAGCGCGATGCGCGATGATAGCGGCGCGGACTTTCTTCTCGCCGGTTTGTGGGTGCAATTTCAACTCGTAGGATAGAGCGAGCGCGTGCAGCGCTGGCAAATCCATTTTGTCCAGATCCGCGTTGGGTTCGCCTAACAAATCATCGGCGGGTTTGGTGTGTACAACCTGCGCGGGGGCGGCGGCCATGCCGCGCGTCATGTAAGTATGCTTCCCCAAACCAACAAGGATTTTAGCGAATCGAGGCTCGACCATCTTTTCCTTACCGGATTTTGTCTCTTGAATTGCGACTTTCATATCGGCCTCTAGAAAAGCGTTTCTTGTTGAGTGGCGTTAATGCTGAATGACACTGTACCGCTAGTTACGGCGCTGCGCAAGCGAACGTATTTGCCTGCTGGGATTATACGGCAAAAACCCCATGACTCGCCATCCACGCTTTGCAAGACGATGGCCAGGGTGATGGTCTGGGAATTAGTCTGCTCGGCCTTGGTTGTCCAGTCTGCCGGCGTGGTTGAATTGGTGTTGGCCGTCTCAAGGAATATGGACCCGCTGGACGGGCCGCCAATGCTGGAGGTGGTAGTAATTACCCCCTCATAACACGCAAGCGCGTTGCGCGTGGCAGAAATCTGGTACCCGGTCGCCGATGTGCTGGTCACAATAGCGCGACTCGGCTCTCCTACCGACTGGGTAGGTACGACCGGCAGGGGGCCTAAAGTCCCATTGCCCAGCACGACTTGCGCTGTGGTACCCGTTGGGTTTGCGAACTTACCATTAAGCGCGGTTTGCGTGGCTGTCGATATTGGCTTGTTGGCATCGCTCGTATTGTCCACGTTGCCTAAACCTACATCGCCCTTTGTCAATGTCACATCCGCCGATAGCGCGTAGCCGTTGACCGTACGGGTAGTGGGTACCTTACCGTCGATTGCCGTCTGCAGGCCGGTTACGTCAGCGATAGCGTGGGTGTGAGCAGACGGCGCGAACGTGCTCGGGATGCTGGTCAGATCGCCATATACCCCGGAAAAGGAAGAGGTGCCAGCGCCGATAGCTGTGCGCGCTGCGGCAGCGTCAGAGGCCGTTAAAACGCTTCGCCCTGTTGCGGTGCTGTCGTTAATATCGGCGGCCGGGTGGGTATGCGCAGAAGGCGCAAAAGTGCTAGGCGCGCCGGTGAGCGAAGTCCATGGTGGCGAAATATTCAGCACTCCGGATGATAAGGCCAATCCGGTGCCGAGCTGCGCGTAGATAGGCAGCGTGGTTGTGCTGTCATGCATCAAAATACTATCTGTCGCGCACGACACCGGTGGGGCGATGCGCATCACATACGCGGTATCAGTGGTGTTGCGCTGATCTAGGCGCAGCTGGCAAGGTGCGGCTTGCGCAACCGTGGGCAGGATAAGGCACAGGGCGATTAGAAACTTTTTCATGCTCAGGCCCATTCACTTAAAGCAGCGGACAGCCACGTATTGGTCGCTACGCAAAAGTACACGCGTTCGGCATCAAAAGCTATCTGCCCAGCGGTGCCTGGTGATGTTGGCGTAGTGGGCGGGGTGATTATGGCAGGAGCAGTACGAAGGGCGGCTGCCATGTTCTTGAGCGCAGCATTTGTCAACCCGCGGTTAGGCGTGCCCTCTACGGGGACTGCCGCGTCTATTTGCTCATCTGTAGGTACGGCCATGGTCTAGCTCCAGAAAGTGTTATTGTCCCAAGGCTGGCCCGCATCCCACGTCTGACCGCTTGGCGGCTCGTCGCAAGTGCCGTTAATCCAGCAAAGTTTTTTGATGTTGCTTATGAAGTTCTGCATTTTATGCTTTCAGATCCTTGCAAATAAGCCCTCCGAAGAGGGCTTATGCACCAGGTTACTGATTAACCGTAGTTGACACCGGTGAGATACGCCACGCCCGAAGAGCGGCGACGTGCCCAGTTGATATAGCGCTCTGCCAAGAAGGCTGTGCTATTGGTCTGGAACATTGACACCAGCGAGGTAGCGGTACCGCTTGCGCTGTTGTTGGTTGGGTTATCCAACATTTGCAGCGATGCTTCGCGGCTTGCGTCAATGGTAACTTGACCATCATCGGCCAGCCAGATATCGCGAGCATTGACCAGCACGATCATGCCGCCCGAGGTGTCGCTCGGCAGGTAATCCGACACAACAACCGGTACGCCCAGGAACACGCCGCCATTCATGGTCAGTCCTGGGAACTCGGATTGACCGAGTGGGTTTTGCATCATCGACAGCGCAAGAGCGGTTGTAGAGTCCATGATGTACACAGCCGTACGCGGTGGATTGCGTGCGGCGATGAATGGCGCCCACAATGCTTGGACATCGGCGCGGATATCGTCAGCGGTCGAACCAGAAGATGCAATCGCTGTTGCCCCGTTGGTAATTGATGCTGGCGACACGTTAGCAACAGCTGTTTTTGCTGGGTTCACGAAGTCCAGGTCGATACGTTCGATGATCGCAGCGGCCAAGCCATCACGGACCAGACGTTCAGCCGAAGGGCTGGAGAAGCGGATCAGTTCGTTCGTTAAAACGGCGATCGATGCGACTTTAGCCCAACGTAGTTCGGTTGCTGTGAAGTCGAACTGAGTCAGTGGCTTCGGTGCGCCTTCACCTACCCAGTAACCGTTACCGCCAGTTGTCTGGCCGGCGATACGCACGTTGAACGGGATGCGGTTCAACGAGGGGATATTGCCGGTGCCGAACTGGCCGATAATGGTTTGTGGGCGCAGGAATTCAACGAAATCGCCTGTGAAGTTTTGGTAATCGACCAGTGGTGCCGCCCAGGTTGCGTCCAGGGTGGTACCGGCTTCTACCGTAGCCTTCATGATGTTGGCGAACTTGTCGCCGCGGGCTTCGAATTCCAGCGCCTTAACGATGCCTTCATTTTCTGGGTAGTGGCGTTTAGCCATGTCCAGTGCGATGCCTGGGTTCATTTGCGAAGCCATTTTGCACATTGCATAACGGGCGAACGCGATGCCCGGTTCGAGCTTCTGGGTGTTCTTCACCTGTACGCCAGCGCGCGATTGCGTTGCGGCAGCGGACGAGGAGCCGTCAACAACAGTCGCTTTCGATTTTTGGATGTCTTCCAGTT